CGTTGATACCTTCTTTGTTCAACTTAACTGAACCCAACCCTCTAGATGAAACGCCTAAACGAACACCTTCTTCAATAAAGTTCTTAGCTATCTTACCCATTGGGGTATCTAAGATTTTAGCTTTACCGTGTATATCATTTCCTTCAAATTTTAAACCAGTAATTAAATGTGATACCTGATTTAAATTAATAGATGGATTTGGGGGGTGACCCAATTCCCCCAAGGAACGTTTTTCGTTAATTAAGTCCTGATATCTCTGGACTTCTCTCTCCATTATACCTCTACCATAACTTCTTCCATTACGGTTAGGTTTCTCAGCCTGCATAAAAATACCTTCTATGTAGATATTTTTAGTACCATCTTCTTTTTTTTCTGTCAGGAACTTAATGTCCTGATTCATTTCAGTAATGAGTTTCATTATCTGTCCTTAGGTTCTAAGTTCTGACGATCAGGGTCAACAAATCCAGATTCTTTAGAGAATTGTAAAATAACCGTTCCACTTGCTGCACCTAGGTTAACATTAACGTTAGCATTAGCATCATCAATAAGAGATACACCAATATCTTTAGTAAAGCCAATATAATTTTGACCGGCGTTCATTGCAAAAACAATATTACCCTGTCTATTGACACTGGCAGCATTACCTACATCATAAGCAATATCGGTGATAGGCCAAAGTACGTTACCTTGGGTTTGGTTATTTGCGTATTGACCTGGGTAAAGAATGTTAGCCAAGAAAACATTAGCTTGCCCTGTACCTGTAATCTTAACAGCAGCTTGTCTTCTTGTATTTTTTAAAACGAATATATTAGCCATTTTTACTCTTCTTTATTTGATTGCATGTAATCTCTAACTGTACTAATATAATCAGCACTTAAGGTAATCTTACTTTGAACCCACTCGGCAATATTAGTATTATCCTCTAACATGTCATGAACAGTTTGTGCATTAGCAATAATAGACCTTAATTGAGACTTTGCCATATCACCCTCATAATCATACTCACGGGGGTCTCTAGCTTCAGCAACCTTCTTTGCTTGGGCAGTAGCAATAGCCATTTTTTTGGCCATTGGCATACCAGGATTAGAACGATGAATGGCCTGGGCGATTTCTTCCCGCTTTGTTTTTTCAGCAGGTGTAAGATGCTTTTCTAAGAGATCACTCTTCAGTTTCTGTAGCGTCTTCATCTTCCCCTTCTTGTTCTTCATATTCGATTTGACTATCTTCTTCGTCTTCTTCGTCTTCGCTAGAGTAAATTGCTTGTGCAACTTCTACCTTAGCAACATCTAAAGCATCGGAAACTTTTAATCCAATAGCTTGATCAAAAATATTTTTAGCTTCAACATTATTACCAGCTAAAATGTCAGTAATCATCTGATCAATTAATTCTGTAGTATCCATTTTATTTCCTTAATAATATATTTATCGTGTTTTTTTCTGTTGCTGCAATTGTTGTTGCTGCAATTGTGCTTGTTGGTCTTGATTATCCATTGCAATAGCTTGATCAGCTCCAGGCATTCCTGGTTGTAATTCCATAGGATCATCTTCGTTCTGCTTAGCGATTTGTTCTACTTCTTTATCCGTTAACTTTAATACATTACGACGAATGTAATCTTTACTAAAATAAAGACCCACATAAGGTGTTATTTGATTAAGAACATCTACTCTATTACGTAGATTTTCTGCCTCTTTCATTTCTTGATAATATTGATCTTGTGCATATACATACACCATAGAATTTTTAATTTTATCCCAGTCTTCAGGAGTTATTACACCTTTTAAGACTAATTGGGTTTCCATTAAATCATCAAACAACGAATTAAATTTTCTACGAATACGAGTAATAAACTTTGCGAACTTCATTTCATCTCTTGAAATTTCAGCTGCTCGTCCAAAATTAAACCCCGACTGCTCTTCAAACCTAGAAGTAGGAATGTTTAAAGCCTGGTAAACTTTCTTTTGAAAGTATTCAATATCGGCAATTTGACCTAAGTTCTCACCACCAGGTAAGGTAGTAATTTCTGTACCTCTTCCACCCTCACGACGGGGTAACCAGAAATCTTCTAACATGGTCATAAATTTTCTATCGTCTTTAATTTCACCAGTAGTAGAATCATAGACAATTTTATTTCGATATCTGTTCATGATATCTTTCATATATTGCTCGGCCTTTACCTTTGGTAAATTACCTACATCAATATAGAATATTCTTCTCTCTGGTGCTCTACTTAGTCTATAAATGACCAAGGAGTCAGCCATCATTTTTAACTGGTTAACAGGCTTAATAGCTTTGTTTAAATAACCAATGACAACGTTTCTGTCTAAGTCTAACACACCAGATGGAACAAATGTAATGGTATCGGGAGATATCTTAATACCATTATTATTATTAGGATTTGAACCAGGGGTATAGTTTAAACCTTTTTCATTGTAAATGAAAAATTCCTCTATACTTTTTATAAGATCAACCCCGGAAGCTGTATTCTTTTCTTTCTTAATCTCTCGTACTTTTCTAATTTTACGAGGATCAATATATCTTAGTTCCTGAATACCTTGTTTAGGTTTCTTTGGATCTATAACTTTCTGATAATATAAACGACCGTCTACATACCATCTTCTGAAGATATCATGGGCTTTATCTTTAAAGTCCAGTAAATTAATTACTTCTCCGAAGGCCTCTTGTATGGAGCCTTTTATCTTATCAGAAAGATCTAGTGTATCTAAGTTTAGAGAAACTGGATCTTCTTCATCAACTGCGGCAATTGCTTCAGTAATAATTTCTTCGATTGCATTATCTACATCAGGGAAATTACTAATATCACGATAACGCGAAATCAGCTCGCTCTCTGAACGAGCTGCCGCATCAATATCAACATATGTACCATAATAGCCACCGGCGGCGACTACAGAGGTACCGTCATCAGATACCGGCGTTATAAACGATTGAGTCTTTAACGCCGGTTGTTTATCTTCTCGACCAATAGTAAAACCAAATAAATTAATTGCCATTATGTATAGTTCAAATTATTTAAAAGCACCACCAAAATTAACAATACTACCCAATGGGTTATTTGAAGTAACAAAATATTGATATTGGAAGGTTACTGTAAATGAAGATATCTGGTCATTAGCACCAAAATCCAAACCTACAGGTGATAGATCTACAGGAAACGCATCACGGATATTATATGACTTTAAAGCATTACCGTTTCTATCTAATTGGAATACTTGAAGGTCTCTTTGGTACTGTGAAGGTTGCAATTGACCGAATTTAGTAGCATAATCCTCCATACCGCCCATCCATTGTTCCATTGCATTTCTAATTGACATGTCAGCGTCATTTAAAACTGTAATGGTCCATGGTGCGTATATACGATCACCTACAAACTTAACCTCTCGACCCCTGTATTGAACAATAGCAGGGTTAACTGTTTGACCAGGTAACTCGGCTACTGATACTAAGAATGGTGCTCTTGCTACTGCAAGTGCCTGTCCAGTTACATACGTTGGGAATGATAACTGAACGGCAAATTGATTAGGACGTGCACCACCGTTGGTTAAAGCTGATTTAAAGCTTTCTACATTAAAAGTTGTTGCCATTTATTTCTCTCCTTTATTAAGCGCCGACTTCTTCGAAAGAAATGCCGGTACGGGTTGCAATAAAGTTGAGCTGTATGAAATTAATCGCACGAGCAGGCTTAATATAGATATCGGCAACAAAGCCGTTTGTGTCAATTACCTGTCCGGTGTTATTAGATTCATCGCAAACTACTTTAAAGTCAGTAATACCACGACGACCTTTTACGTCTCTTAAGAATGGTTCAACTAAATTCTTAAATTGTGCTCTTGTAAACGGATCGTTAAATTCAAACAACTGAAACTTAGAAGCAGTAGCAATTGCTTTTTCAAGCACAATAAACAATCTTCGAACGTTAATACGATCAAAAGCTGATGGTCTAGCCAACAATGTCTTATCACCGTAAAGTATCGTACCTTGACCGGGGAATGTAACTACAGGATTAACACCTGCTTTATACAGCGTATCACGATCTGTTGCAGAGGGTGAATAGGGCAATTTAACTACGTTCTTAAGTTGTCCACGATTGAAACCAGCAGGTGAGTACCAAGGATCAGCTACAAAATCTGTACGAACTAAAAGTCCAGCGGTATCTCCGTTCAGAGGTACATACCTATATTGATCGTTATAACGGTCATATTGATATTTCCATCCAGAGTCTAATACTGCATAAGAACTAGATGTTAATGTATTACGGAATGTAACAATATCGGTTGCTTCACTTCCAGCGTTATTTGAAACGTTGGTTAGCAATGGGGATATAAACACAACGCAATCTTTTCTTACTTCAGCAATACTTGAAATTGCATAGTTAGCTACTACAGCAGATGCACTACCCAATGGGAGTAAGGAAATGTCATACAATTCACTATTAGCAAATACTGATAATGCTGTTGTAATATTACCATCTGTTGGACTATCTCCAGAAACACCACCAGTTAAGGTAACGTTAGGTGAAGATGTTAGGTTAGAGAAGGCAGAAGCATTAGCTGTTGAACCAATAGTCTGGCCCCCAGCTACTGTTGCCACATTAGCAGTCTCATGGGCTCCCCACCAAATATATTTTGATTGGTTATTAATTACATCTTTATAGTATGAAGAAGTCCCGTCTGGTCTTGTAGCATCAGCTGCTTTAGATACATAAGAGAATTTTTCTAGAACTGTATTAACTGTACCAGTAAATGAACCTAATGCATCAAAAACAATAATATGCATTTCATCATTAGAACCCCCTATAGCACTCACATAAGGTGATGTATTAGGCGCAGCATCAAAATTAGTTGCATATGCCCATGTTGAAAA